ACAGGCCAGCAGACATTGAACGCAGCTTTACACCAATCCCATCATTTTGTTGGTCAATGCGTATTCGCCAAACGCGACAATGGCAACTTCGTCATAAGCCTTGGCAGCTTCACGAGGGCAGTCAAAATTACCTATCTGCCTTACCGTTCCTGAAATACCAATTCTGGCACGATATTTACCTTCACGGCGATGGAATGAAACACCCTTAAATCCCGATGTGTTGCCGCGCCTAACGTTAGTGTTAGCTCTATTGTGTTTTCATACTGGCGCAGCGCAGGTTGTCCCAGGCGTTATTTGTCTTAACTCGGTCTCTGTGATCTACCATAGGCGGCACTGACCCTGTCATGAAAAGAAACGCCAAGCGGTGAGCCTGGCGACCCTTTCCATCAATCCATATTGAAATGTATCCATGATTAACTGTGCCAGCTGGCTTTCCAGAAAACCTGGCGTTCCAAGCGTAACAGATCCAATTGGCTTTAAAGTCTGATGGTTTTCGTTCGAGCCATGTAAACTCGCCCGTTTCTGGATTGTAATGCAGTAGGCTTTTGATTCGCTGAATCGTCAACATATCTCTACCCTCAGAGATTCCCGAAATATGAATGCGGCAGTACGCTTCGGGTGACGCGCACGTTCGGTAGCTGGCCTAGCCGCACAAATCGAGACTATCCGAATTGTAAGAGCTGATCAATGGCGTTTTGGGCTTGATTATCATCTTCAAAAGCCCGGCTCAGGATGAACCGCCAGCACACGTTGAACGCAGCTTTGTAAAAATCATTGAACTGGTCCTGGTCCATAGAATTGAAATTTATGGACAGGGCTTTTTTCTTGAGCCCGCCAGGCGTCATAGCGTATTCAAAGTATCCAGCCTCAACCTTTATCCATTCGTGAAGCGCCTCTCGTGACTTGTGAGGGGCATCAATGCGCAACCCGCGTGAATGCCTTAGTTCATCCAGAAACGCAGCGCAGGCCCTACGTATGGCGCCAGAATTGCCGCCCTGCTTGTCCAGCCAATCCGCAAACCGTTTGAGCGTGCTTGTTTCACTTGAAGACACCAGACCGCCCGTAGGCTCCCAATAGTCCATGGCCAACTCAATAAGCCCGCCCCAATACAGCCTGTGGTGCTGCAATGACCTGGATTTAATCTGTGTCACGGATACCCTGACCGCCTGCCCGGTTTTAAATTTGCCCATGTGTTCCTGGTCAGCAGCAGACGCCGGGCGCAATGCGCCGTCTTGACCTTTCACCAGCATGAGTTCAATCGGCACCTTTCAGATCCCCCATGAGCTTTGCCAGCGTTTCCCGGCCTTTCTTGCGACTGGACTCAGTAACAACGCCCGTTGGATTTCCGTGCTCGATCATTGCAGGCTGCTCATAAAAATCATGGCCGTTCATCCAGTGGTCAATCATTTCGTCATAAGCCCGCGCCATGGCCTTGGTTGCCTTTTCGGCATCGTTGGTTTTCATTTCGTACCAGTCAATAAACCGGCTCATGGTATACATGGCAGGGCTCAACCTGGACCGGCGCCGGTTATGATCGCCTTTGCGTAGCAGTGCCATCATCTGGCTTATCGCGTTGTCCTTGCCTGGTATGCCGTTTCGCTCTTTGAGCGCTTCCAGACACCAGGCCACAAACTGGCCAGCGCTTGGAGGGCGAACCCATCCGCAGGCTCTGGCCTGTTCTAATCCTTCCTGAATCATCTGAATGTCACTGACGCCCGCTTTTACCAGCTGCTTTGCCCATTGCCGCTTGGCTGCTTTCACTTCGCCGTCTGACTGCCATATCTCTCGCCACTTAGGAAAGATTTCTTGTAGGCGCTTGAACAATTTGTTGATGACCTTCTGGTCCATTTCCTCAAAGGTTTTCGAAGTCCCCGGCGTGGGGGTCGAATCCATCGGCCCAGCTTGTGTCGTTTGGGTCTGAGACTTGGACTGTATTTGATTGATAACCTGTGTTATGTCCTGCATTTTTCATCCACTCCGCTTTGAATCCCCGCCATGTGCGGGTCGCTGCCTCTGCTAAGCAGTCATCAACCGCGAAGCCCATTGCCTTTGCCTTGTGTAATTCGCCTCCGATCCTGTCCATTGCTGTCTGTGTGTGAGCTGCCTTCGCTTTGCGTCTAGCAGATAGCCAGTCTTTTAGTATTGCCGGGTCTGGTTGATCTGGAAATTTGTCATAATTCACACTATCCCCCTTGGGGGTAGCTGGTAGTGTATCTTTCTTCTTTACATTCTTACTCCCTTCTTGTTCGTGGTTGAGTGCTGGTTGAGTGCTGGTTGGATGCTGGTTATTTGCTGGTGTTGACTCCTGATACTTTGACCAGTTAGTAATTGTTATTACTGAGAATTTAGCGTGTGATTTGCTGGTGATCATTCGGAGGTCTTTTAACACACTAAGCGACGCCCTTACCTTATTCTCTGATATGCCTGTAGTCGCGCTAAAACGCTGCCGACCGAACACAAGTTGCCCTGGCTGCAAGTCCACAACCTTAGTCCCAACAATCTGCTGGTGAGGTTTGTGGCTGGCCATACATAACAGGTGAACCCATGCAGCAAAATACTCAGGGTGTTGGGCTATGGCTGTACCTCTCACTGCGCGATGCAGTTTGATGTAGCCCGACATGTTATGCCACCTGTTCTTTGAAGTAGTCTTCCAGCGTCTTCACGGTCTTATAACGCGGGTTGGTATGTGCCCCGCTCCTGATCCTAGAAAGCGTGACGTAGTGAACGCCAGTGCGTCTCTCGACTTCTTTAAGGTTTCGGTCCTGCAAGGCTTCTCTAATCTGATCAATTGTCACTGTATGTTTCTCCACTTCATCGGTTGCATTTGTGTATAGTTTGCTATAATGTAGTTGTTAAGTCAAACACTGATTGGGAGAAAGCAAGTGATCAACCTAATGCAAGGCGACTGCCTTGAGCGGATGCAAGAAATACCAGATGGCTCAATTGACATGGTGTTGACTGATCCGCCTTACGGCACGACCGCTTGCAAGTGGGACACGGTGATTGACCTACCGCAAATGTGGGAGCAACTGAAGCGGATCACTAAGCCTAACGGGGCCATTGTGATGACGGCCAGCCAGCCGTTTACGTCTGCGCTGATTATGTCGAACGTGGCGATGTTTAAGTACGATTGGGTTTGGCAAAAACCGAAGGGGACGGGGCATTTAAACGCCAAAAAAATGCCCATGCGCGATAAAGAGGACGTTCTAGTTTTTTATTCAAAGCAAGCGACTTATAACCCGCATTTTTTGCCGGGCGGCGCATATCGAGAAAAAAGCGGTTGGAAAAATACTAAAGGGTACGCGGGGTATGGGGCGGACAAGCGAACAGGTAACAATAACGACGGTAAAAGATTTCCAAAACAGGTCATTAAATTCGGCGTAGTGGAGCGGGGAACAGTTCACCCAACTCAAAAGCCGGTAGCACTAATGGAATACCTGGTCCGCACCTACACCCACGAAGGCGAGACAGTGCTGGACTTCACAATGGGCAGCGGAACAACCGGCGTGGCAGCAAAGAACCTTGGCCGTAAGTTTATTGGCATCGAGCTAGATCAAACCTACTACGACATAGCCGAGAAGCGCATAACAGAGGCTGGAACATGAGCGCCAACGCCTTCTTAGTAGACGCCCAGCTGCGCCACCAGATCATGGTTCAGCGTCTCTCCGGTGGCATCTGGAAAGACGTTGACCCTGTGCTTCAGAGGATGCGTGACTCTATCGTGGCCAGGCTGGCGTCAGAGCCTACTGACTTCCAGATCACCCGCCTGAACATGCTGATGGCCGACGTTAACGGCATGTTGAAAGCCTCGCTTGGGGAGTTCAGCGGTCAGCTACAGCTAGGGCTTGAGGAATTCGCTGAATACGAGACGGGATTTCAGGGCAGGATGCTCGGGGGCGTGATCAACGTAGACACCGTGCTTCCGCCTGTTGAACAAGTGGTCGCTGCCTTCACTGCCGAACCTGCTGGCATTATTACAGGCGACAGAGTGGACAGGCTGACTATCCCGCAGATGATGAGCCAGTTCAGCGACAAGAAAAGCAAAGAGATCATGAATATAGTCAGGGGCGGATTCATTGAGGGCCAGACCACTGATCAGATCGCCCGCCAGGTAAGCGGAAGAGTAACTAAGCGAACCAGGGCACAGGCTAGGGCGCTTGTACGCACGGCAACGAACCATGCAGGGAGTGTCGCAAGAAGCAAGACCATGGAGGCTAACTCCGACGTTCTGGAAGGCGAGGAATGGATCTCAACGCTTGACAGCAATACAACGCAGACGTGTTTTGGTTTGTCGGGAAACATATACCCGGTTGGCGTCGGACCTACCGCGCCTCGTCATTACAACTGCCGCAGTC